AGAATGAAAATAAGAATAAGCAGATACCATAGTCAGTTTGGAGTAGGTGTGTGGTACACTTGGGTAAACGGTATCAAGTATTTGGTGTTTGATTTAGGGCTGATTTACATAGAGTTTATATTTAAAGATTATGAGTAAGATTGAGAAACGAGTAATAGAAAAGATTAACCAACGTGCCGAGATAGGAAAAGAAAAGTACGGAGTAACAATGGAACGTACAGACCTATCAACATACGATTGGCTAAACCACCTACAAGAAGAACTATTAGATGCAATAATATATATAGAAAAACTAAAAGATGAAAATACTTAATTTATACGCTTGTCTTGGTGGCAATAGATACCTATGGGGGGATGACCACGACATAACAGCTGTTGAATGGGATGAGGAACTTGCGAAGTTATACCAAGAGAGGTTTCCTAATGACAAAGTGATCGTAGCAGATGCACACCAATACCTATTAGACCATTACAAAGAGTTTGATTTTATATGGTCAAGCCCACCTTGTCCTACACATAGTAGGTTAAATTTTAGTTTTAAAGGAAGATTTGAGATGAAATATCCTGATATGAGATTGTATCAAGAAATCATTTTTTTAGATAATTGGTTTGATGGTAAATATTGTGTTGAGAACGTTGTAGCTTATTATGAACCATTGATACCTGCAAAGAAAAGAGGTCGGCACTTGTATTGGACTAATTTTAACCTACCTAATAAATTAAGTAATAGAAAGAATCCTGATTTCACAAGATTAAATAAAAACCACACTAAAATTATGAGTGAATTTCACGATTTTGATTTTTCAAAATATAAAGGAAAACAACCAAGAAAAAAAATAGCAAATAATTTAGTTTATTATGAAGATGGTAAAATAATATTAGATACTGTAATGGGAATAAGGACTAAACAAAATATAAATCAAACAGAATTATTTTAAAAATTAATTTTATTTTTCGATATATAGATATACAATTTTGATTAATCAAAGTTTTTCAAAGATATGAAAATAGAAAACAGAGGAGGTAAAAGAGAAGGTTCAGGTAGAAAACCTAAGATGGAAGAAGTACAATTAATAGAGAAACTTACTCCCTTAGAACCTTTAGCATTTGAAGCTCTTAAAGATGGCTTAGAGAAAAAGGACTTTAAGTTTGTTCAACTATACTATAATTACTTTGCAGGTAAACCAAAAGAAACAAAGGATATAACTATAAACGAAGATGTACCTTTATTCATTGATTAATGTTTACAAAAACAGAAGCAGTAAAAAAACTAAGACTATTAGGTAAAAGAATAAGAATAGTAAGAGGAGGTAGTTCTGCAGGTAAGACAATAGCTATTCTAATGATACTTATAGACTATGCTATTAAAAACAAGAACAAAGAAATAAGTGTAGTAGCTGAATCAGTCCCACACTTGCGTAGAGGAGCTTTAAAGGACTTTCTTAATATACTTAAAGCAACCAATAGGTACGATGAGAGAAAGTTCAACAAATCAACTCTAAAGTACCAATTCAGTACAGGTTCTTATATAGAGTTCTTCTCCACAGACCAACCTGACAAATTAAGAGGAGCAAGAAGAACAGACTTGTTTATTAACGAGTGTAATAACATTCCTTCCTTTGAAGTGTATCAACAACTTGCAGTTAGAACATCAGGAACGGTGTGGTTAGATTACAATCCAAGTAACATCTTCTGGGTAGACAAAGAACTAATAGGACAAGAAGATACTGACTTCCTCACATTAACATATAAAGACAATGACAGCTTACCATCTTCAATAGTAAAAGAAATAGAGAAAGCAAAAGATAAAGCTAAGACATCTACTTATTGGGCTAATTGGTGGAAAGTATATGGACTAGGAGAGATAGGTAGTTTAGAGGGAGTATGTATTCCTGATTGGAAGTACATTGATAATATTCCTTATGAAGCAAGGTTACTTTGTGCAGGATTAGACTTTGGCTATAGTATAGACCCAAGTACGATTATCTTATTATACAAATGGAACAATGCTTACATATATGATGAGATACTATATCAAAAAGGAATGCTCAATAGAGACATAAGTAGATTCTTAAAAGACAATAATATCACTACTCACATTTGGGCTGATAGTGCAGAACCAAAATCAATAAATGAAATCAGAGCATATGGACATAAAATTTCAGGAGTTACAAAAGGGAGAGATTCAGTAGTCTATGGAATCAATCTAATAAACCAAAATGAAATCTATGTAACCTCCAGGTCTAAGAATCTAATCAAAGAACTACAAGGATATGTATGGGCTAAAGACAAAGAGGGTAATAACATACAGAAACCATCAGGAGTCCATCCTGACTGCATAGATGCTTGTAGGTATGCACTTATGATGCAACTTGAAAATCCTAACAGAGGTAGATATACTATTCAATAAAATATTTATTAAAAATTGTTAATTATATTAAAAAGAATTGTATATTAGCATTATGAAACAAAACGATATGAAAAATTTACCTAATCAACAAACATTTAATTATTGGAGTAATGATGAGCTTTTTAATTATTACTATAATTTATTAAATGAACCAAATAATGTTAATAATGCTATTTCTAAAATAGTTAGAAAAGTTTTAAATACAAGAAACTACAAATAAAATGAAACAAGCTGATAAACAATTAATAAACACATTACTAAAGCTCCACAAGAAAGGAGAACTCTCTGCAAAGACTTGTGCAGATACAATCTTTAGAATAATTAAGAATCAATGAAAGAGGTATATGTTAAAAGAATAACTGCAAGTGCTTTAGAAATGCCTGTAGAAAAAAGAAAAGAATTAATAATAGAATTAACTAAATCATTACTAAAGAAATAATTATGTATAAGAAATTCCTAAAAGAAGACCCAAACAACTGGAAATGGCTAATAGCTATCCACGTTTTTTTATTTACAATATGTTTAATCTTAATGATTGATTTATAATATATTTTTGTGTTGTTTGTTTTGTTTGAAAAGGGGTAGCAGAGATGTTACCCTTTTTTTTTGTGTATATGTCAAAAATGCTTTAGAAATTTCGATATATATATATATGAAAGTAGAAATAAACGTGCCTAACGATTTAAAAGAAATCCAACTGCACCAATATCAGAAATTCCTAAAACTCCAAGAAAAGAGCGTAGATGAGAAGTTCTTAGCTTCTAAGATGATAGAGATATTCTGTGGATTAAAGCTCACAGACGCACTTAAAATGAAAGTATCAGATGTCTATGCTATTACAGGAATACTTGGAGATATGTTTAATCAGAAACCTAAGCTGGTTAAGAAGTTCAAAATGAATGGAGTGGAATATGGTTTCATACCAGACTTAGACCAAATGAGCTTAGGAGAATACATTGACCTGGATAGTTATTTAGGAGATTGGGAAAATATACATAGAGCAATGAATGTTCTGTATAGACCTATTAAACATAAATACGGAGAGAAATATAACATACAAGATTACAGTATAGACCATCCAGAGAAGATGCAGAATATGCCAATGGATGCAGTTCTTAGTTCTGTGCTTTTTTTTTATCATTTAGGAATCGACTTGTCGAAAGCTATGATGAATTATTTGGAGGACAAACAGGAAACGAATTTAGTGCAATATCTCAATTCGGAAGCAAATGGGGATGGTATCAATCAATTTACGGACTCGCTCAAGGAGATATTAGACGATTTGAAGATATCACTAAGTTAAAGATGCACGAGTGTTTTATGATGTTATCATTTATGAAAGACAAAGCTGAAGCAGAAGCTAAACAATTAAAAAGTAGAATAAAATGAGCCAACAAGGAATAAGAGGTTTTTATCAATTAACAGAAACAATTAAAACGCAATTATTGTCAGATGCAAATGTCAATATTGTAACTACAGGAGATATTACAGAAATAGATTTGTCTAAGCAAACTATATTTCCTCTTTGTCATATAATGGTTAATAGTGTTATTACACAAGAACAAGTATTAGCATTTAATATAACTGTAATGGCTATGGATATAGTAGATGTAGACAAAGAAGCGACTACAGATTTATTTAGAGGTAATGATAATCAACACGATGTACTAAACACTCAATTAGCAGTTCTTAATAAACTTGTAATGGTTCTTAGAAAAGGAGACTTATATACAACTAAATACCAATTAGATGGAGACCCTACTTGTGAACCTTTCTTTGATAGATTTGAGAATCAGTTAGCAGGATGGGCTTGTACTATGGACATACTTATTGAAAACGATATCACTATATGCAGTTAAAAGAAACTAAAGACATATTAAATAAGTTTGCAAAGTATGTGATACAACAATCTCGTACTAATCTAACTAAAGGCAAAAAGAATAGTTCTAAATCTCTTTACAATAGTTTAGATTTTAGATATAAGCCTGTAAGAGATGGTATAGGTATTCAGTTTCTAATGGATGAGTATGGTATCTATCAAGATAAAGGAGTTAGAGGAGCTAATGCTTATTATGCAGATAGAGCTACCTCACAGAGTCCTTATAGTTTTAAAATGTCTTCTAAGATACCTCCAGTTAAAACTTTAGCTGATTGGGCTAAAAAAAGAAACATAAGATTAAGAGATGAAAAGGGTAGATTCTCAAAAGGTAATTATAATACAATAGGTTTTCTTATAGCGAGAAGTATTAAAGATAAAGGTATAAGAGCAAGTTTATTTTTTACAAAGCCATTTGAAAAGGCTTACAAAGATTTACCAAAAGATATAGTTAAAGGATTTATAAACGATATAGAAATAACAATAGAATGAGTACAATAATAAATGCAAGAAGTCCATATTATATAAAAGTAGAACCTGCTTCAGGAACGCTTAGTTCAGCTTCAATGGAGCTGTTTATATATTCAGGAACTTTTACAACAGACAAACCTGGAACAGCACAGTATACTATAAGCAAAGATATTATAGGAACTAATAACTATGTGATATACGAAATCACAGAATTAATTAGAGATTATCTAAACACAGAGTATGCAAGTTTTGCTACAGATGGAGT